TTCTTGCAAATTCCGCCAACTGTTGGTTAGGTGTTGTTGTACCTCCTCCAAATTGTACTTTTAAAAATCCTTCAGGCGTATATTCTGTAATAAATCTATTTTCAGTTTTTATGTATTTTCCAACTTTAACCCCTGCACTATCTGCAGGTTTAGTTGGGTCCTCAATAAACACGGTATCTTCCGCCAACGCATCAACCTCATACCATTTATTAGTAGGACTTAAAAACTCACCGTATGTTGGTATACTTGGATATGATGTTCCGTCTTTTTGAATAACCCCCGTAACCCCTAAAACGTTTCTTTCAGGTAAAAAGAAATTAAAAAATGGTACAACGTCCTGTGTATTTACAACTCTTTTGAATACTTTAGTAACTCCATTAACAACGACTTCTCTCTTAGTTATAGTATAATTTATAATATTATTATTGGTGTCGAAGTTTGGTATTTTTGTTCTATTAACCACACCTTCGTTATTATACTGTGTAGAAAAATCAACATCATACACAGTTTCAAAAGTTGCTCCACCTCCATTAAATTGTGATCCGGATCTTAATAGACCTAAATATCTAGTATCTTCACTATCACCCAAAGCAGGTACAATAATAGAAATATCCGCTAAAGCAACTGAGGGTCTGAAACCAGGTACTTTTAAACCATATGTTCTTGCAATATTATATATTGACGATCTCTGTTGTGCATACTGTAAGACTGTTTCTTGTATACTTCTATCAATATGGTAATGTAAATTATCACCTATAGCCGCATTTAAATCCATTAAAACAGAAAATATAGAGGCATCGTTAAAGTTTTGTATAACTTCAGGATAGTACTGTTGGGTATAGTTAATTAGATCTTGTCTCAAACTTTCAAAATCTCTATTTGTATAATTTATCTTATTTGTTGCCATATTATATATTAATTATTATGAATTCTCTAGAACCAAAAGCATTATTATTATTAACGTAATCAATTCTTAGTTTAGCGGTATACTCTTGTGTATTGGGGCCAGCAACTCTAAAAATATCATCATTTGTGTAACTAGGTGCTTGGTCAGACCCATTAGAAGGGAGTGTCGATGTCGTTGTTGTCGTTATACTACCTCTATTGTAGGACAAACCAAAAGTATTATCTATTTCTTGTGAGTCTTCATTTTCTCTTTCCCAATCTAAATATGGAATTACACTTATGTCATTTATAATCAGATTAGGTATATACTTTTCTACTTGTTCTTGTATTTCTGATTTTATACCTTCAAAAGTTTCACCGTCTAATGGATCGAAAATAAACTCATAAATTCTAGTTCCAAAGTCAGGTAAAAAATATCTACTACCTTTTCTAGTTAATATTAAATGTAATAAACTAGATCTTATTTCTTCGTCAGTTGTTTGAGAAAGAGAAAAATAATACCCTTGTTGACTAACTCTAAAAGGAAAATTAACACCATAAGTTGTACCATCTGCCATATCTAATAAATATAATGTGGTATTATTTTATATAAATAAAAAAAATCACTGATTGTTCAGTGATTTTTCTTGTAGGTTTTTATTTCCTCTTTCGTGTCTTGGTTCATATGGACAATGTAAACATCCGTTACCACAACATCTACCTCGTCTTTTGTGATACTCTTCTGTCATTACCATTCTACCTTGACTATCATAATAAAATTCAGTTGGCTGGAGTTTTGGTCCAAACTCTCTAACATATTGTTGTTGTATCCAATCTTTTGATGCCCCTACGTTCATTTTAATTATTCTTTCTAAGATTATAAAACGCCAACAATACTTGGTATGTTAGCGTTATATTATTACCCCATGTTACTTTCATAATATTAAATATTTTCTTTTTTGTTTTCAACTACTAGTTTACAAACATTATAAAATTCTTCGTATGATAAATCTCTTTTCATTATATTAACATTTTTATGAATCCAAACAACATTTGATTCTTCATAACCAATTTTACTATCAATTCTTTCTAATGATGCGGTTTTATCCTTGAAGGATATTGGTAAATTTGTGTAATAACAAAAACCATTTTGTTTGTTATATAGTTCAGAAATATATTCAATAGTAAGATTAAAATTTATATTCCTTAGTCTCGCTCCCCTCATTATTTTTGATAGTTTTTCTCCTGGTACTTTACCATATCCTTTCCAAGATGGATTATTTTCTTCTTTCAATGAGTTACCACATACCAAACATCTTTTAGATAAGCCAGATACTAAATGATATGCTGGAACATATTTTTCTGTTTTATTACACTCTAAACAACGACATAAAACCTTAGCTTCACCGTCTATTAATATTTTTTCATTAATTATTAACCATTTTCCATATATCTGATTCTCTTTAAAAGTATCATCATACTTACTTACCCCTTTACTTCCCATATATAATAAATATTAGAATGGTGACAAAAAATCAATACGTCACCATTCTAATTTTAATTTATTTATACGATTTCACAAGCTCCTCCAGCACAAGCTACTTCACCTCTTAAATCAGTATTGTCTTGTAATTCAATAACCTTTGTTAGGTCAATATTAGTTAATGTTTTTACTAAGTTTTCATACTCATCTTTTGTACAATCAGAAAAAGGGGCCTGGGTATACGAACCACCGTGATAAGGTAATACTGAAAGTCCGTTATAGAAATCTCTATTATTCCACATCCAATCACCAACTAATTCCCATTCATCTTCTTTAATTGATACGGTTGCTGATACGTTGTGGGTATTTTGTCCGTTTCTATGTCCCGGTTTAATCCATTCTTGTGAAACTTTTTTAACTCTTTCTAACATTTGGAATACTGACTCATGTCTAACAATTGATCCTTCAGGTGCTCTTTGTGGGATTGTAATTACCGCAGTATCGTGTGGTCTAAAGTATTCATCTTCAATTAATTCAGGGTGATTAATTGCTAAGTATGAATAAATTGATTCATTTTTTCCAACACGAATTCTTCTTAAATAGTAGTCATTATGCCAAGCGTGAATACCTGATGACGTTCCTAATACTAAAGATGATGTACCTGATGGTTTAACTGTTGTTGTTCTTGCTGATTTATTAATTTTAATCAAAGCAGCAACTCTTTCGTTTTCTTCTTTAACTGCTTTATCTGCTTTTTTCATATCATAACCTAAAACAACACCTGAACCGATACCTGTCATACCAACACCAATAAGAGCGTCTTTTTCTGTCGTTCTTTTCCAAATATCTCTTAGATAATGAAAGTCAGTGTATCCTGCCTGTAAAGTACCAATAAATGCCGCCGCTCTAACTCTTTTATCAAAATCTTCTTGTGATTCGATATCAGAAGCATTTACCTCACATAAGTTACAGAATTGGAATGGTCTTAGTGCTATCTCACAACATGGGTTAGTTCCCCAATCTTTATCATTAGATAAATAAATTCCTGGTTCACCTGCTCCTGATAACTCAATACGTTTCCAAAGATCCATAAAGAATTCTTTTGTGATTTTGTGACGAAGAAGTACCGCTGAGTTATTTGCTCTACCTCTTTGTGCGTTTTGTTCCCACCAACTTCCTGATTTACAAGAAATCATTTCTTCATCATCCGCTGAGAATAATGAGATAAGAGCGGCTCTTCTAATACCACCCGCTAATACAGCATCTGCAATATGACAAACAATATCATGAGTTTCAATAGGTGATAATCTTTCTCCATCTTTTTTGTTATCCAAAACTTTTGTGATGTGGTGAATACAATCTTTTAATGGTTGAGGTCCGGGAGCCTTTCCTCCTGATGTTACAAGCATCGCACCTTTTTGTCTGATGTCTGAAAAATCAAACACAGGTGTTGATGATTTGTAACCTAAATACGATTCCATTAATACTTTAATGGCATCTGCCCATCCTTCAATAGAGTCACCAATAAGGTAACGTCTTGTTCTTTCGGCGTTTGGTTTTTTTATCTCTGGTAGTTTTTCAACATGGTGTTTTTGAACTGAGTATCCAACTCCTGTTCCACCTAAAAGTAAAAACATTGTTTCAGAAAATGCATCTACGTGATCGATTGGCATATATGCACAATTGTAGACTCTGTTTGGTGAGATTTCAATTGGCTTTCCACCAAATTGTAATGATCTCATAGATGGTAAAACTTTCTTGTCGTACACCATTTTATATACCTCTTCTATCTCATCTTTGATGTGAGGGTACTTTCTTTGGTGCATTTCTTTGTTACGAGTTACCAACTCTTCCCAAGTCTCTCTCCTGTTCAATTCAGGTTGAAACTTAGCGTATTTCATAAAGACAGTAATGTCACTTAATATTTTTTGCGAAATATCCATTTTTATACAAATTTAATAATTTATTTTAAGATTCTTGTTGTTCTTTTTGTTTTTTTCTTTCTAACAGTTCCTTAATTCTGTTCCTATTCTTTTCTTCTTTTTGCTCCTCGTGACCAAGGAATGTTACACTTTGTTCTGTATCTATTTCTAACATACCATTGTCAAACTTACAGTTCTCAAATATAATTCCATCTTTACCGATCCTTGATTTAGTGATTGCTATAGTTGCCAAGTTCATTTCTTTTTGTTGTAATGATTTTGCAACCGTAATAATAACGTGACCAACTTGTGCTTTTTTAATTGATCCACCCATTTGATCTGTTGTTACAACCTCTGATGAAATTGAATTTCTGTTACCTTGTGTTGCTGTCCATCCCGCAATATCCAACTCGTGACACATCGCTTCAAATCCTCGCATTACCGATCCTTCACTCTTCCATTCGTCACCTAACATTTTGTCAGGAACCACACAGTCGATATAATCTAAAATAATCATATCTACTTTTATACCTTCGGCCATCATCTTTCTTACTTGATTTTTAATCTGATTCATAGTTACAGTATCGGAAGGTAATTTTTTCAATATCAATTTGTTTTTTCTTGATGATTGAATTTCTTTTACTCTTTCCATTACGTCTTTTCTATTTTCAGAAAGGTCGTCAGGGTGTATTCCTGTCCAAAGTGTAAAGTGTTTTCTTTGGATAATTTTTGGGTTGTCTTCAAAAAATATCTGAAGAACGTTATACCCTAAGTTAAATGCGTGGTTAGCAATTTTAGTTGTAAATGTGGATTTACCAACACCTGTAGGTGCTAAAATTACACCAATCTCACCTTTAGCAAGACCACCTTTTAATAGGTTGTCTATACCAGGTACTCCAATCGGAATTGGGTGTCTATAGTCGTCATCCAATACCTCATCAATATTAAAAAATACATCAGTTGTTCCCTTATCTACTTCACCAACTTGAAGTGCTCCCCTTACCATTTCTTCTAACTTATCATAACTCTCGAAATCACCTTTATCGATGATTGATTGAGCCTTGGTCATTACTTTTTGGAGTTCTTGTTGTTTACAGAATTTAAGAGACTTTTCTTGAACATATATTGAACCTTCATCTGAAACGTTCTTAACCTGATCTAACGTATCTAAAACGCTCTTTTGAGCCATCGGTGAACTAATTTCTGACTTAGTTAATTGTTCAAGGGTATTAAATGTCGGCGTATGCTCATAATTTGAATAATAT